TATAGCTGATTACCTCAATATAAAGATTATTGATGAGAATATTAAAGCCACAAGGACCTTACATTGAAACCAAAAGATAACAAATTTCACAAAGGAAATAAAAGAGATGGAAAACATTATTGGTTAACTCCACCTGAATTATATCAATCTTTAAATAAAGAATTTAATTTTGACTTTGATCCTTGTCCGTTTCCATTACCTAAAAACTTTGATGGACTAACAAATGAGTGGGGAAAATCAAACTATGTAAATCCACCTTTTGGTTCAATAATCCATGAAGGTAAGAAAAAAGGTCCTACAGCTTGGGTTAGAAAATCATTAAAAGAACATGAAAAAGGAAAAGATGTTGTATTTGTTTTCCCTATTGATAAATGGATTTTGATGTTAATTGAAGCGGGTGCAGAAATAAGAAATTTAAAAGATGTAAAATGGTGTTCTATTGAAGATAAAAAAGAAGGTAAAGGACTTGGTAGGCATATAGCTTGTTTTATATTAAAAAAAAATAAATCAAAAAAAAAATAATGACCACTAAAGAAATAACGATTGATTATACCCCTCGACCATTTCAACGAGAAATCCATGAATTAATGAGCCAACATCGTTTTGGTCTCTGTGTCATTCATCGAAGAGCAGGGAAAACCCACGCTGCGGTAATGGAGATGATAAAACATTGTTTTACTAACCCCTTAAAGAATGTTCGAGTTGCGATGATTGCACCTCAATTTGCGATGGTTAAAAGAATAGCTTGGGATATTGCCAAAGACTATTCTCGACCTATCCCCGGGGTAAAGTTCAATGAAACAGAACTTCGTATTGATTATCCTAATGGAGCGAGAATGGTGCTGCTCGGAGCAGAACAAGCGGATAATTTGAGGGGTCAGTACTTTGATATGGTAACTTTCGATGAGACCCAACTCATTAATGAGAATGTTTTTCCTGAGGTAATCTTACCTGCTATTTCGGATCGTGCTGGGAAATTTTTATGTTTAGGAACTCCCTTAGGAACAAGGAACTATTTGTATAATCTCTATAAGAAAGCACAAATAGATCCTGCTTGGTTTGTTCGAATTTACAAAGTGACTGATACGAACTTAATTGGAAAGATAGAATTAAAACAAGCTCAAGACAACATGACTCCTGAACAATATGCTCAAGAGTTTTTATGTGATTGGTCTGCAAATATATCAGGTGCTATTTATGGCAAAATAATGGATAAGATGGACTCACAAGGCAGATTAACATCAGTGCCTTATGATCCGGGGTACTTAGTTCATACTGCTTGGGATCTAGGAATAGCGGATGCAACAAGTATTGTCTTTTTTCAAAAAGTAGGTAAAAGTATACATATAATTGATTACCTGGAGAAAACAGGAGAAGGGTTACCATGGTTTGTAAAAAAATTAAAAGATTACCCTTACAATTATGGAAAGCATTATGCACCGCATGATATTGAACAAAGAGATTTTAGTAATGGAATATCGAGAAGGGAGACTGCATATCAATTAGGATTAACATTTAAGGTAGCTCCTAAGTTAGCTGTCGAAGATGGTATTCATGCAGTACAAATGATGTTAGAAAAAACTTGGATCGATAATCAACGCTGTGAGCATTTAATTGATGCCTTACGCAGCTATCATCGAAAGTATATTGATAAACAAAAAATTTTCAGTAAGCCAGTCCATGATTGGAGTTCTCACCCTTGTGATGCCACAAGAACGATGGCTCTATGTTTAAATGATAATATGGATAATGTCACTCCGCCACAACAGTTGGCACAAAACCAATATAACATATGGGAGAACTAAATGGGATTTTTAAGACCTAAATCACCTCCACCCCCTCCTCCAATTCCGGAAGCTCCTGCACCTTTACCAGAAGCACCGACTCCTCCAGGTGTTCCTGTAACGGATAAGCCAGTAGGAAGTCCTATAGAAACTACATTAGATACTTCGGAAATGGATCAGGAATTAATTGCAGGAAAGAAAAAAAGACAAGGAAGAAAATCAACAATCTTAACTTCGTCTTTAGGTTTAAGTGAACCTGCAACGGTGAGAAGAAAAACTTTATTAGGATAGAATATGGGAGCAGACACAGCAGGTAAATCATCAGGCGGTGGAGCAAGAAAAACTCCAGTACAAACGTATGAGCAATTCAAAACTCCTGAGGGAAGAGAAGCAGCTTTACAACGTCAAAAAAAGATTAAAGAAAGCACCACAACGAAGACAGGTGCATTCGCTAATCAAGAAGCAGAATTAACAAAAGCTGGATATAAACTCAGTGAAGATAAAAGTTCTGTCTTAACAGAAGATGGTAAAACGGTAGCCGGGGTAACAGATAGTGGTCAATTATTTTCTGGTAGTAAGAAAGTAACTGACATCATTAAAAAGTCTCAACCTAAAACTTTCGATCAAACTCAAGCAATGAGTAAGGATGATCGACAGTTAATGAGAGAAGGAACAACCTATTCTGTTTTAAATGATTTATCGACAAGCTCTGGGGGAGAAGTTTCTAAGTTAAAAGAATCCCAATTACAGAAATCTTTAAATTATGGAAGAGGAATACAATATTCTCCGACAGTCTTAGATCCAACAAGAACAGTTGCTAGTACTCCTACCTTAAAAGAATTTGGAGGAGATATAGCAAGAGCTGCTTTTGGCGGACAAGCTAAACAACAAATACCGGGATTAAGTGTAGCGTATCAACCAATGAAAACAGAAGGAATTTTACAAAATTTAAAAACTCCTGGAATGATTTTTATTGAAGCCTTAACTGATGCAATGAAACCAAAAAAGAAAACAGTCGAGACAAAGATTGGTAGTTCTTTATTAGGGGGAGAAATAACAGGGTCGACAGACTCTATTTTAGGGAATAGTGTAATTAAATAATGGATACAAAATTTTTAATAGACTCTTATCAGCAACTAAAATCGATAAGACAGAACTGGGAAAATCACTGGCAAGAGTGTGCGGATTACACCTTACCGAGAAGAGCAGACGTAACGAAAAGAAGATCAAGAGGAGATAAAAGATTTGAATTAGTTTTTGACTCCACTGCTATTCACGCTGCAGAACTCTTAGCTTCTTCTCTCCATGGGATGTTAACCAATGCTGCATCTCCATGGTTTCATTTACGATTTAAAGATGAAGAAATTAATGACAATGATGAAGCGAAAGAATGGTTAGAGTCTAGTAGTCAAGCAATGTATCAAGCATTTGCTCGATCTAATTTTCAACAAGAAGTTCACGAATTATATTTGGACCTAGTGGTTTTTGGAACAGGGTCAATGTTAATTGAAGAAGATGAAGAAGAGTCAATTAAATTTTCAACAAGACATATTTCTGAAATTTATATTCAAGAAAATACTAAAGGAAGAGTCGATACTGTTTATCGATATTTTAAAATACCAGCAAGACTAGTGGTCCAACAATTTGGTGATGCTTCACCCCGGATCGCAAAGATTGCAGAAAAGAATCCTTATGATGAAGTTGATATTCTTCATGTGGTTCTTCCAAGAGAAGATCGAAATGTCACTAAGTTAGATAAACTTAATAAACCTTTTGGTTCATTCTATGTTGAACCTCAAGATGGAACTTTATTAAGTGAAGGTGGCTATGATGAGTTTCCATACATTGTTCCTCGTTTCACGAAGTCCTCCACAGAACAATATGGAAGGTCTCCCGCAATGGTGGCTTTAGCTGATACGAAGATGCTCAATAAGATGAGTGAGACCATCATCAAAGCAGCACAAAAAAGTATAGATCCTCCGCTATTAGTACCAGACGATGGATTTATTCTACCAGTCAAAACAGTACCCGGTGGTTTAAACTTTTATCGTTCTGGATCTCGTGATCGGATAGAGCCACTTCAAATAGGAGCAAACATTCCTTTAGGATTAAATTATGAAGAGCAACGAAGAGATGCGATTAGAAAAGCATTTTATGTAGATCAACTCTTACTAGCTCAGAATATTCAGATGACTGCAACAGAAGTACTACAGAGAAATGAAGAGAAGATGAGAATGTTATCTCCAGTCCTAGGAAGACTTCAGTCAGAAATGTTACAGCCATTGATCGATAGAGTGTTTAATCTTTTATTAAGAAAAAAGCAAATGCCTTTAGCACCAGAGATACTTCGAGGTCAAGATATTGAGATTGAATACGTCTCCCCATTAGCAAGAGCACAAAGAACCGGGGATGTTCAAAGTGCAGTGAGAGCATTAGAGATTTTAGCTCCACTTAATCAGATAGCTCCTGTGTTAGATTATTTAGATACAGATGGATTTGTAAAACATGTTTCTCAGGTCTTAGGAGTACCTGCAAAAATTTTACGCTCTAATGAAGAAGTTGCTGAAATTAGAAACCAACGAGCACAAGCAGAAGCACAAGCTGCACAACTAGCACAAGCACAACAAGAAGCGAATATCGCTCAAGCAGCAGCTCCTATGGTTAAAGCGATTAATACTAAATGATCCCTAAAGAACTCAAAGCTCTCATCGAGAGTTACAAACAAGTCTTCAACACAACAGATGGAAAGAAAGTCTTAGAAGATTTAGAAAAAAGATTTTTCATGCATAGTAGTATATTCTCTGTAGACCCCTACGAGACTGCCTATCGTGAAGGATGCCGGTCAGTTATCCTGACAATTAAAAAACTAATACAAGGAGTAAAAGATGACAGAAGAGAACCAGGTAGCGAATGAGCAACCAACCAATCAATCGTCTGGTGACACTGTTCAAACACAACCCCAAGTGGTTGATTGGAGAGAAAGTCTACCAGAAGATTTAAGAAGTGATCCATCCCTTAAAGATTATGTGGATGTCGCTGGATTAGCAAAATCCCATGTACATTTAAACAAAATGGTCGGAATGGATAAAATTCCTGTTCCAACCAAACATGCTACTGATGAAGATTGGCAAGTTGTGTATGATCGATTAGGAAGACCTAAGAGTGCTGCTGATTATCAAGTAGAAGGTATTGAAGGTATTGACGAGAGTTATCTTAATAGCTTTAAAGAACAAGCACATAAGTTAGGTCTATTACCTCAACAAGTCGAGGGAGTCTTAAAATATTATACAGACTTAGCACAACAAAGTCAGGAAAGTTCTGTACAAGACTTAGAAACCTATAAACAACAAGCAGAACAAGAACTACGCAAAGAATTTGGAAAAGCCTATGAAGATAAAATTCAAAAAGCATCCAACATTGCGATGGATTTGTTAGGACCACAGACATTAAATGAAGTACGTTTAGCAGATGGTCGAGCTTTAGGAGATCACCCAGAGTTAATTAAAGCATTCGTCAAAATATCAGATATGATTGGGGAAGATAAAGCGATTGGTCAACCAAGACAAATGAGCCTAACCCCGGATGATGCTAAGAAGAGAATTAGAGACTTAACTGCTGATGGTTCTCCTTATTGGAACAAAGGTCATGTTAATCATGGTGAAGCAGTAAAGGAAGTTCAGGATTTATATGAATACGCTTACCCGCAAGAAACCAACTAAAGTTGTTGAAAAAAATTTAAATATAGACAATATTAGTGACAGGGAAATTAAATTAGAGTGCCTTCGACTTGTAGTCGAGGGTGGCTCTCAAGTAGAGCGTACTAATCCCATTCCTCTAGCCAATCTTTATTATGATTGGGTAGTAGGTAACAAGGTAGCCAAGTGAGGTCTTGTTGACGTTGTGAAAGAACAAGGGTGACTAACCTTAAATAGAGGAAGGTCCAC